TACCTCTATTTTTCCAACTGTAGCTATGTTCTTCCTTGTTGTGACACTCGTAACAGATTGATTCTAAGTTATTTAAATCAAGTCTATGTTTCCATCCATTTGGACTTCTTAATTCTATCTTATGGTGAACCATGTTAGCGTTGGTGTACTTGCCTTGTGCCAAGCATACCTCGCATAGTGGTTGCTCCATTAGCTTAGCTTTACGTGCGTTCCTCCATTGGGTTGAATGATAGAAGTTACTGTACTTCTTGTTGTCGTCGTTGTATCTTACATGCTTATTGTACTGACTGTTGTTGTGTCCTTTGTGTTGCTCACAATATCGTTCTGGTATTGTAACATAGTTGCGACATGATGACACAGCACACTTACGTTTAGGCATTGTCTTACTCCTTCCTTCTATTGTATATAAGAAAAGACTACTATTATTTAGTAGTCTTCTTTGTGTTCATACTCTTGCTAACTTTATCCACATCCATTTTAATTGTTAGGTCTGATGCTTTGATGTCTTGTTCAAATGGTGTATGTTTAGCACAGTATTGTGCTGGTAGCTTAACTGTTTCATTACATCCTTGGTGATTGCAAAACATGTATGGCAAATGAAGCACCTCCTTTCAAATATATTTAAACATGTATCCTTTAAATTGAGTAAGTCTACCTTTTAATACTTTACATATGTTTCCACTATCTAATGACAGTTGTCTAGCACATTCATTAGTTCCATAGAACTCTCTAGATTCACCAGTCTTTAGATTAGTTGCTATGATGGGAATACTTTGTATTGTACTAACACGCTCATTTCTAGTTCCATAATTGACATTTTCTGACCTAGTCATCCAGTTCAAATTATCAACGCTATTAGTAGTTTTATCTTCATCAATATGATTAACTTCAGGTTTATTATCAGTGTTAGGAATAAAAGCTTCTGCTACTAGACGATGAACGAATTTACTTTTCATTCCAGATTCATTATATAGGTTAACTCTATGATATCCATTTTTATTAAGACCATGTTTTAATATTCTGTGTGTGTTTTTGTTTCTCACTCTGCCAAGACTACTCACTTGATATTTATCCTCATAGTCTTTAATGTCAGTCCACTCTTCACACATTAGATTCCCACCTCCTTTAGTTTACTGTTGATATCATATAAGTCATTCATTACTCTTGCATATGCTTCTGCATGTTGCATGTATTGAGTGTCATACATTGGGAGACCAGTTTGTAACTCATCACGTCTAGCAACTAAGCGTGCGATCTCTGTTAGTGTTGGCTCTGCTGGTTGATTGATTGGTTCTTCCATACTCATTCCTCCTAGAAGTTATAGTGCTGTTTCTTACGTACAATCATATTATTATCCTGTACTATCTTAATAGCTTCTTCAAGTGTTGGCTCTTTAGTGCTGGCTGACACTTCTTGTAGTTTACTTTCTAACTTACGATATTCTTTTACTAGGTCTGTTTTGTTTAGTGCTAGTAGTTGTTTATCTGTCTTCACTTGGGATTACCTCCTAATAACCAACTCCATACGATAACCAGTTGTGCAATGGCAAAGCCCCAATCACCTTGCTGGAATAATTGATATGGTAACTTCATTCCTAAATAGATAGCAATGTAACCGAAACCAATGATAATCAAAAGACTTAATATAATAGAACCAATAGTAGTTAATACTTCTTTCATCACATCTCCTCCCTTTGTTTCTATTATATCATAGATAAGGGATACTGTGTTAGCTAAGTAAACCAGGTATTAATGACAAAAAATCAGTCTAAAATCGTCATTTTGTCACTAATTCGCTTGTTTTTGTCATCGTTTTGTCACTGATTTTGACACCTGAAATAGCTGTATCCCTTGATATATCTACGTTCTTATTTTTATAATGACAAAATGACAAAATATTTTATATATTAATTAAAAAATAGAGTTATTACACTATAATGTAGTAACATAGATATATGGGCTGAAATAAATTATTTTTTGTCATTGCGTCATTTTGCTAAAACTGGTCTCACAAACGTTGATATAATGGGATTCTTACTGTAAAAAACAGTGACAAAATTAATGTCACTGTTTTGTCACTAATTGAATTAAATAGTGGACATTTACCTCAATAGATGATACAATTGGTTCATAAATAAGAAGGAGGAATGAATCATGGAAGTAACATTTACAGGAACAACACACGAAATCATGCAACAATACGCAACATGGTTAGAAACACTTGATATTGAACAAACGATACTATATAATAAAATAGTAATCACAGGAAACAAACAAGATAAAGTACCATTATCAGAGTATAAAAAAGTAATTCAACAAATAGCCATTGATAATGGAGGAGGAATAAAAACTATTGACAAAGAAATCATGAGCTGCTACAATGTAGAAAAGAAACGATTTAGCAATGGTTTCTTCATCACAGGAATCAAAATAAAACAATAAACCACTTGACACTGGTCTCTACACATGCTATACTTAGTTCATAAGATAAAGAGGAGGATATAAACATGAATGAGATTGATATTAAAACATTCATTGAGGTAGAAGGCGTTGAGTATTGCATTAGTACAACATGGTTGAGTAAAACACTTCCACTATACGAGACAATGGTCTTTCAATCTATGAACAGACAGATCTTTAACTATGATGAAATTTCAGAGTATACCAATCAATACAGAAACAAAGAAATGGCAATCAAAGGGCACTATCAAACAATTAGAAAAATGTTACTAAACTAGTTGACACTGGTCTCTACACATGTTATACTTAATTCATAAGATAAAGAGGAGGAAACAACAATGACAACAATGACACACGAAAAATACAACGAATTACAAAAGAAAATGGATAAACTAGCGAGCGACTTCGTAGACGAAATGGCAGAAATTGAGAGCAATGAAGATCTTGATATGACTTCAGAATGGTTAGACGACAAAATGGATGCTATCTTCAAATGGGCAAATACAGATGATGAAAAAGTTCTAGCTGAGCTAAGATCTGACTACTTTAAATTAAAGGGTATGTTACTATGTTAGCCAAGTACTACACTGAGATCATGAAAATACAACTTAGAGAGTTCAAGCGACTCTCTAAGGCTCATGATAAGGCAACTGAACGGTTAATGAAGATGAACGACCCAGACAATATGCAAAGCCACACAACGCAACGTTACTGGCAGACACACAACAAAATAGAACAGAGCGAGAAAGAAATGCGCACCATAATTGAAGAGCTAAACGAATTAGAAAAGCGCTTTCACTGGTTAGATAATTTGCACCAAGAACGCTTTCATTTTCTCACTAAAGACGCAGATTTATTACAATGCATTATTACACTGATGAATGTTTACAAATAGGAGGAAACAATGAATCTAAAACTTAAAACCACACTATTGTGGGTACTAGCGTTGATTGTATCAAGTATAGTAGTATTCATGTTTATCGTAACAGCCTGGCTAATTCTAGCATATCCTGAGATTGTGTTTAGTATAGCTATGGGAGTATTTATGATATACGTATTGATTAGCGCATGGGTCAGTATCTATTATCATTTAAAATCAAAGGAGGAAATAAAATGACAACGTATCTTATAATAATTAATATATTGGCTATGATAGGTATTATAACTATTGTCTATATGATTGATGAAATTAAGACAGATAGAAAAATTAAAAAAGAAAAAGCACGCAAAGAACAAATGAAAAAAGAGTTGTTGGAAATCATTGATGAGATTATGGAGGAAGAAGAATGATAGTGATTAAAGTAATAACAGCAGTTATGTTAGTGATTTTCTTGACTTACGTGGCAACTGATACACTACAAAATAAACGTATGAACAAATTAAAGAATACCATTGCATTTCTGAAAGATTGTAGAAAAGCGGACGCAAAAGACTATCGTGCAATGTATCAAAGAGTTTTAATCTTAGATATGAAGGTGAACGAACTTGAAAAAGAAAATGAAGAATTGAGAAAAGAAAATGAAGAATTGAAAACACAACTTAACAAGCAAGAGAATGTGACGTACAATTATTATATAAACAAATAGGAGGAAACAGAATGAAATATATTCAATCAATCGCAAGAGCATTCAAAGCAAACGCAAATACATTATATAAGATGGCGCTTACACTTGCGATCGTGTTCAGTCTCAGCTATCTGCCACATTTAATACTGGTATATCTGATTAGAATAGCATGCATTGGTTTCATAGTAATGACTTGGATTACACTTATCTATATAGGAGTTAAAGAGACTCAGTTCAGAAAAAAGAAACATATCAACAAATAGATAGTTATAATCACACTAACAAAAAGTAAGTTTAGTAGTGTAATCATAACAGAGGAGGTTTTATGTATGGAAGAAATTTGGAAAGATATTGAAGAATATGCAGGGTTGTATCAAGTAAGTAATTTAGGAAGAGTGAAGAGTTTATACACTAATAGTATTTTGAAGGGATGTAAACATATTAATGGCTATCTAGTAGTTAACTTATATAAAAATGGCAGTAAATCTACTAAGAAAATCCACCGTCTAGTCGCTCAAGCTTTTATACCAAACCCAGAAAATAAATCACAAGTTAACCATATAGACGAGAATAAAACAGACAATAATGTATCAAATTTAGAGTGGATGACGGCTAAGGAAAACTCAAATCATGGAACACGCACTGAAAGAATCAGCAAAACGCAAAGCATTCCAATCATAGCTACTAATCTAAAAACTGGTGAATATACAGAGTTCTATGGCTCAAGTGAGTGCGCTAGACAATTAGGTTTACATCAGTCAAACATTACAGAAGTTCTAAAAGGTAGATACAAACAAACTGGTGAATACACTTTTAAATATAAGGAGAACTAAAAATGAACTCAGACAAACCAATCACATTAACCAGAATTGATGAAACCACTTTATATATAAACATTAATCACATTGCAGCATTCTATCACAATAAATCTTGGGAATATACGATTGTCATAATGTCAGACGGTACTCAATTAGATATAAAAGACTCAGTGGAATCAATTGCCAAATATTTTTAATTAAAAGGTATAGCATAAATGAAAAGTTTGTGCTATACTTAGTACATATCAGATGAGGGAGGATAAAAAGAATGAATGAACTAACGAAAATAGATTACTCAGCACCAGTTGAGGAATTACTACCAGTGTCAAATAAAAACTTTCCAAGTGAGGAGTTTGTGGACTTCAATTCAGAAGTAGGAAGGATGTACTACGGAGGTAAAGACGGCACTCAAGCAAAATTTGAGATTCAACAGGAATTATTCATTGATAAATTTAACCAGCTAGCCTATGTGTACGCTCACCCTAACTTAAATGCTCCATATGTATACAACGCAGACACACGTATCTGGTCTGAGGTAAATATAGGTAGTTACAAATATTCAGATTGGTACTTTGAAAATATTTTAGCGCCAAAATTCACACCACAATTCAGAAACCCAGAGTTTGGGAATGAGATTCGCAAAGAAATGAAGAAGTTAGCTCCTGAGTTAGCTAATCGCTCCATGACACGTGGAGAACATGCACCATTAGGTGATAACCCTAACCCAAACATTATTGCCTTTGAGAATGGGACATATGATTTTAAGACAAATGATATTAGAGAGACCAGATTAGAAGATTACCACACACTTCAATTACCATACCCTTTAATAAAAACAGATGAGACAGATGAACTACTCGCAAAACAATGGATTGACTATTTACTGAAAGATCAAGCACAGACATTATATGAGTATATTGGTTATATGTATTATAGAGAATACAAATATCAATCAATCTTGTACCTCTTAGGTAATGGATCAAACGGTAAATCATATGTAGGTGGATTTATCATGAACAAATTAATTGGTTTCAAAAACAGCTCCGCAGTTGGCCTAGACAGCTTAGCAGACAAAAACAATCGTTTTGACAAGGCTTCCTTGCACCATAAATTACTAAACTTTGAAGCGGATTCAAGCGCCAATTTTGTGAAGGGTACTGAGACACTGAAAAAACTTTCAGGAGGTCTTGATGCTGTTCATGCTGAGAAAAAAGGAAAAGACGCTTTCAGTTTTACCAATTATGCGAAGTTAATGTTCTCCATGAATGAACTACCTGCATTTAACGATCGTACAAATGGGTGGTATAGACGTATTCTTATCCTAAACTTCAACACCAATCTTGACACACCAGAAGCACGTGAACGAATCAATGAGTTCAATAAACAACGTGAGGAACGTGAGTCAAAAGAACAACTAGGTAAATTTGCATGGTTCTGCATTCAACAATTCAAAAAGATTTTAGACGCAGGTACAAATGGTGAAAACCCATTCACAGAAACAGAAGATATGATTGCATTCAAGAAAGCTTATATTGAATCAAATGACCCATCTAAAGAGTTCTTGAGTGAAGTACCTGTCATTGTGGAGGATGAAGAAGGAACGGTTAACCTAACACTATTGAAAAATATCTTTAATGTGTATACAAAAGAAAATAATATCAATAAATCAATGAACTGGCGTACCATGAAAGAACTACTGCTGAAGCAAGGTTTTGAAGAAAAGCGTACAAGTAAAGCACGTGTACTAACTGGACTAAAGATTGCACGTAACGGAGATAACGAGTCAATCAAACCATATTTAATGAACGCACTAGCAGGAACAGAATATGTAAACATTTTCAATGATGTAGAATAGGAGGAAGAGAAATGAGTTTAAAATCAGAGATTTTTGATTATATTGATATGCGTTTGGATTATGTTAATACAAAAGTAGATAGATTTGAAATTTTGGGTAACACAGGTTCTAAAAGCGCATGTATAGAACATGCTATGAATATAGCAATTAAGGAAGAGTTGTTAACCATCAAAAACGATTTATACTATACAATGCCATGGGAGGAAACAGAATGAAAAAATATTTGATTTACACAACTAATTCAACAGAACCATTTGTGGTAGAAACGGATAGAGAGCTGATTACTCTATTTAAACGTGCAATAGAGTTAGGAGAAGAAACAATCTATATTCAACACAATAAAGACTTAATTGGAATGGGAACATATAAATACGAGGTACTTCTAACAGTGAATAACATTGTTTCAATTACGACCTCAGAAAAAGTTTAATATTTTTGAAAGAAAGTTGACTAAAGCAGTTGACTTTCTTTTTTTATCATGGTATTATTAATTCATAGAGAGGGAGGAATTAAAATGTTAGTAACAAAATACGTTGTAGAAACGTGGATAAATCCTGATAAGTTTGAAACCCCGCTCAAGCCACTTGACTATAAGAAACTTGAATTTGACACATACGAAGAGGCAGAAACATTCGCAGATAATTTCGACGCATTGGATAAAAACTACATGGCAGTTGTAAAAACAGTTAGAAGAGGAGAGTTAAAATGACATTTATGATGATTGGTTTATTATTTATTGGAGCAGTAATTTACGGAGCTGGAGTACTTATACACTGGCTAGAAGAAGGAGGATATTAAGATGGAGAAATTGAATTACACAAAAGAACTAATAACAGAAACGGATGAGCAAGTACGTGTTGCAACACATGACAATGATAGAGATATTTACATTAGATTAATAGACGATGAAGACGATTGGGCTAGTGTGACACTAACTTTGAAAGAGGCACAACGTGTTAAGCGCTACTTAGAAGACGCTATCACAACTAACATTATAAATTGGGAGGAATAGAAATGGACTTAAATCGTGATATTAGTGTGTGGAATAATCCGTTAAAAGACATTGCGAGTGGGTATTGGCAAAATGGCATATGTACAGATAACGGAGGTATGATCCAGGTAACGCTAACTCATGAAGAGTTAATGGCTGTAGTTTCATATATGATTTTAGGCATGAATAAAGTTGAAGCAATCAAGGAGGAAAGAAAATGAGTTTAACACTAAAAGAATTGGACGCTATTGCAGATAGATTAGAGTCAAAAGTACTCTCAAAATATGGTGAGGAAGAACAGACATATATGTGGGCACTATATGGTGGGTTATTACAACACATGAAAGACTCAGGCTTGACAATTGATGAAGTACTAGTTATTTGTGAAGAGAAAGCAACAGGTAAAAAGAAAGGATTGAGTAAGAAATCATGAGAGAAAGTCAATTCAGTAAACAAGTAGTAAAATATTTGAAAGAAAAAGGCGCTTTAGTAAATGTTAACACTGCAAACATGTTTGACAAAGTGGGGCGCTCTGATGTAGAATGTTGTTATAAAGGGTATTGGATTAGTTTAGAATTGAAAGTGGGTAGCTACCAGCCAGATCCGTTGCAAATTAGTTACTTACAAAAAGTACGTGATGCTGGAGGCTTTGGATTAATTTTGCGGGATAACATTCATGAACTTATGGTTTTATTATCTTGTATTGATAACGGAATTGAACGACAATATAAACAACCAGAATTACCAAAAATTAAGATTGGAGAGATTGAGTATGAGTAAAGAGTATTTAATTACGTATGAAAAAACAAATTATACTGGCGTAGTAATGCAAATGACAATACCAGCACTGACTCTATTTGACGCTGTAGATTATGCACATAACAGGCTTGAGTTATCTAATATTAAGGAGGTACGTTTAGCATGAGTTGGATCATGCTAAAATATTGAATATAGAACAGGTGACAGTCTATGCAGCAAATGAAGAGTATATGAATTTAGTAAATATACGGTATAAATGGGAGGTGTTATAATGGAAGAAGTTTGGAAAGATGTTAAAGGCTATGAAGGACTTTATCAGGTAAGTAATTTGGGTAGAGTTAGGAATGTTAAATATAATAGACTACTTAAATTAGTATGTTTATTGGGATATATGACAGTTAATCTAAGTAAAAACAATCATGTTATTAAGAAAAGAGTGCACCGTTTGGTGGCAGAAGCTTTCATACCAAATCCTGATAATAAACCAACAGTTAACCATATTGATGAAGACAAATCAAATAATAGAGTTGATAATTTGGAATGGGCTACAATACACGAGAATAACACACATGGTTCACGAGTACAAAAAACATCAAAAGCGGTCAAAGCGATTGATATAGCAACTGGAGAATATAATATATATTGTAGTCAATCTCAATGCGGTAGAGAATTAGGGTTAAAATCAAGTAATATCAATAGAGCATTAAAAGGTGGATTACGTCAAGTAGGGGGTTATGTTTTTGAATACGCATAAAATTGGAAAAATTGAGTTATTACCAACACAAGTGGAAGCTATTAAATATTGGAAAGAAAAACCGCTTGATTTGTCAGACGTTGGGGTGGGTAAAACGTTCGCAGCTATCGGTTCCTATATAGCTTCTGGCTGTGAGAAGTTACTAGTAATATGTTTAGCACCTAAAGTAAATGATTTTGTTGAAGATGCAGAATTGATGAATATTGAAATCACAGCATTGAATCATGGAACAAAGAAGAATATAGAACTTTTGTCAAACTCTAAACGTGTAGCAATCAGTTTTGAAAGTTCTTGGAGAGTAAAAGAATTATTGAAATGGGTTGATAAAGACACATTTATTATTATTGATGAAGCACACAAAACTTCTGTCAGTACCTCAAAAGTAACAAAGTTTGCTATGCAACTATGCAAGAAGACTGAAAACGTACGTTTATTAACAGCTACACCAGTTAGTAACGGAAAATTAGAAAATTTTTATCCTTTACTGTATATGATAAACGTGTTTAGAAAGCCTAAAAAAGAATTTGAAGAACTATTTGTGATTAAACAGATGAGGCAACTTGGTTCAATGAGATTCATGCAAATAACCGGTTACAAAAATGAGCACCTACTTCAACGAATGATAGACGACGCTAGTATTAACTATAAACGTAACAAAGGCTATCTTCCGCAAGACTATGTTTATAAAACGAAGAAACCAGCTATGTACAATAAGTTGAAGAAGAATAGAATTTATAAAGATGATTTTGGTAACATTGTGGAATTAGATAACGCTAGTAATCTATTCAACAGGCTCAGACAAGTGTCACATGGTTTCCTAGAAGGAGTCAGCAAACAAGTATCCAAAGAACCGTTTGAACGCTTAGAAGCGATTTTAGAGACACATAATAATGAACGTGTCGTTATCTTCTACAATTATAGAGCTGAGTTTTTAATGCTCACAGACTTATTGACTAAATTAAAACGTCCGTTTGGTGTATACAATGGCAATCTGAAGCAGCTAGAGAACTTCAAAAACAATGAAAATGGTGTAGTATTAGCACAATACAAGTCAGCCTCAACAGGTATAAACGATTTTGTGATTAGTAATGTCATGATTTTCAACAGTTTACCTTTAAGTTCCACTGAATACTTACAAGCAAAAGGTAGAATAGATAGACATAAGCAGACTAAAACCCCGCTGTATTATCATATTGTACCTGATACACCTATTGAAAAAAAGATCTTTGATACAGTTACGAATGGAAAAGATTTTACAAATGAAATGATTGAGGAGAGTGTGAAATAAATTAAATAAAACTCTTGACATGGTGTAAAAGCCATGTTAAGATATACATATAAATAAAAGGAGTGGTTTTATGGAAGAGATTTGGAAAGATATACCTAACTTAAGTAAATATCAAATAAGTAACTTAGGTAGGGTTAAATCAAAGAGACGAATCACTAGATGTAATAAAGGTTCAATAACTAGAGAAGAAAGAATTATGAAGAACCAACTGAGGTCAACAGGATATCCATGTGTAAGATTAAGAGACGACTTAGGTCAAACAAAAGCATATAGTGTACACCGATTAGTAGCCGCAGTATTCATACCAAATCCAGATAATAAACCAACGGTAGACCATATAAATAGGAATAAGTTGGATAATAATGTAGAAAATTTAAGATGGGCAACCACACAAGAGCAACAAGAAAATAAACGTGTAGCAACAGGACAGGAAAAAATAAAAATAAAGGCTATTGACAAATTTGGAACTATAAGGTATTATGATAGTATCAGTAGTGCGTCAGAAATATTAAACGTTGACGTTGGAACAATATGTAAAGTGATATCTGATAAGTATATTAATAAAACGGGTGGAGGTTATTATTTTGAAAGAATTTAAAAGATTAAGAATCCAGAAAAATGGTAAAGCACCATTAGTAGCAGGCGCGTTTGATGGAGAGGACTATAAACTAATTCAATCATGGTATCAAGAAGGTGGTAACGTAGGAATTCTAACTGGTTCAAAAAGTGGAATTGCAGTTATTGATATAGATAACCATAATGGCATTGACGGATTAGGTAACTTAAAAAACTTCTTAGAGACCTATGATATTGAGCTACCAAAAACAATGGTAGTAAAAACTCCTAGTAACGGCTACCATTATTATTTCAAACTAGATGAAAAATACAATGATACGCAATTCAATCAGAATCATAAACTATTAGATGGTGTTGATTTCCAAGTCCACGGAAGATATATTTTAGAAGCAGGTAGTCAAATTGATGGTAAATATTATGAAGTAGTGCGTGATGTAGAAATTGCAGAACTACCTGAGAAATGGCTAGAAATGTTCACAGATAAAACGATTACAAAAAAGAATAAAAAGAGAGATAGAAAGTGGACGGCAAACCTGTTAGGTGATATTATTGTAGGTAGTCGGGAAGGTGGTAGAAATATCTGGCTAACCACTCAGATTGGTAAACTATTTGCCACTGGGTTAAATCATGATGAGGTTCGTGTGTGGTCTCTATACGTTAACCAGATTGGCTGCAATCCACCATTATCAGAGGATGAAGTACTGCAAACATATGAGAGCGTTCGTAAGCGGGAAATAAGAAGAATGGAGGAGTAATAAATGAATTATGATGAATTAATCACTAAACTAGACCAAATACTACCACCAAAGAATCAGGAACTTCAGGTGTCTGAAAAGTATTTCTACTATTGTTTTGGTTACTTAACAGCCTTAGAGAGTTTTAATATTATTTCAAAAGAGGACTACGTAAAAGCTAGAAGGTATGTGCGCATTAGTCTGGGTCATAATAACAGAATAGAGGAGTAATAATGTATGACGGATATGAAAACAACGTTACAATTGTATTTGAAGGAGAACTATCAAACGGACTAGAGATTTGTGTATGGCGTGATATTGACAACGCAGTGTGGGAAGTTAGTGCTGTTGACCCCAAAGATATTTGGAATAGCCAGCATAATGAAAGATTTAGAGATGCTAGAAGTGTATTAGAGTATCTGAGTGAATTGAGACTATATAATTAAACAAAAAAGACTAGTCAATTGACTAGTCTTAACGAGAGGAGGGAGGAGGAATATCCCTATAATTTATTATAGCATAAAATAAAACTTTTGTGTTGACTTTGAAACAAGAATGTGTTACTATTAAAATAGTTAAAAGAGAGAGGAAGATGTATCTTGGAACAACTAACAAATACTAACAGATATAAAACAAACTCAGGAAAACAATTATTTGATATTTTTGAAGATGACCTATTAACCTATGAACAAGTCACAGGTTTCTACTTAGGTAATACAATCAAATATTTAAAACGTTATAAACAAAAAAATGGCATTGAAGATCTTAAAAAAGTGAAGGTCTATGTAGACCAACTAATAAAATTGGAGGAAAAACAAGATGAGATTTGAACCATTAAACGAGCCGTATGATATGTACGCCATAACAGATGAGGGTCATGTGTTTCATTTAGACAAAGAACGATATGAAAATGAACTAGTTGATCCAAAGAATGGAAAAATGTATGTAGTACTTGAAGGCTCACATAAGAAGTCACGCAAATTCTACGTATCTCAATTAGTAGCAGATATGTTTGTTAGAAACGAGCATAACTTAGGTTATTTATATTTCAAAGATGGTAACGTGCAAAACAGTCACTACACCAATATTGGTTACGCTATTAATCCAAAAGAAGGGTTACAACGTGTAGCGCGCCCTTTCAGAAAGAAAGTAGAGCCAAAAAGACATGCATTAATTGTAGCTATTGGAGAAGCCTGTGAGAAAAAACATTGGAAAGAAGCCAATAAATTAGGTAGAGAATTGTGGGAGTTGGAGGGCGCGTCATATGAAAACAGAAACCATGAGTTTTGATATTCACTATTCAGGAAGCAAAGGAAACTGCGCGTCTATCTATTATGATAATTTAGGGTTCTTAATTGACATAGGGAAGCCATATAAATACATTGAACCCCATTTATTTAACAAGCAATTTATTCTAATTACACACAAACACCAAGATCATCTTGTATATACAACATATAAAAAGATCAGAGAAAACTTCCCACATATTAAAATATTAGGAAACCAGGAAGTACAAGATAACTTGAAGAAGCGTAACTTACCACTATTAGACCTTATATTCAAAGATGACTTCCAATTTCAAATTGGTGAAGTTAAGTTCACAACCCTTCAGAATTATCATGGAGCTGGGGAAGAGTATGCAGAAACACATGGTTTCATCATGGAGACACCTAACCAAAATACTCTGTTTGCTACAGACTTAAGTACAATGACAGACTATGAAAAGTATCTTATAGAAAACAACTTAAAGATTGATACCCTGTTACTTGAAGCTAATTATGACCCTAAAGTTATTGAATTTTACGAATCAACGAAAACGCACACTGGGTATGATGTGTTCAGCAATGGTAGTTACCGTCACTTAAGTACAACAGAACGAGAGTTATTTGTTGACAAATTTGGTAAACATGGTATGATTAATGTAGAGCTACACCAGTCAGAAACCTATCGCACGTTTGATGGATTAATTAAACGTTCAAAAGGAAAAATTACCAAAAAAGATGTTGACAACTGGCTAGTAAGATGATAAAATTAAAACATAAATAAAGAGGAGGAAGTACGATGAAATATCAATATGGAGATCTAGTAAAATTCACAAATAATTATGGAATGCACGCAGAACAAGGTGATGAGGGTACAGTACAGCATGTAGACAAGTTTGGAAACATTCTTGTCTTAGTTGAAACAGGAGATTTTGCAGCGCGCTTTGAGGAAGTACGTGACGAAGATATTGAACTGATTGACCGCTTGAGTGATGATGATTTGGATTTATTGAAGGAGGAACTGTGATGAAAAAATACACTGTAAATGAATTAGCACATTTATTAGATGACAATATTGGTGTAATATTTACTGATGAGTCTGATTTATGGTCAGTACCTGAAATGTTTTACACACTCCAAGACCTAATCAATAAATATGGAGAACGTACAATTAAAGGTATTAGCTTTGAATCTTCAGATGGTGAAATGTATCAAATACTTGAATTGGAAGGTGACAGAGGATGAATTATAAAACACTGTTAAAGTTAGATTATGGATATACTGAAAACCAATTGTTTGCTATAATTGAAAAATACAAATGGTTATTCAAATTAAATTATACGATTGATGAACTTTTTGCAGTAGAGTATAAACGCCTTCAGATGGAGGATGAAAAACATGGCATTTGAATTATCAATTCAATCTACAGGTAAACATGAAATACAATTCATTGGCTACGAAAAAACACTTGACGATGTTAGGAGATTAGCTGAGCGTATGAAAGAGCAAGAAGTGAATGAGGAAAACATTATTGAAAACAAAAAACTTCTTGCTGAAATTCGTAAAGAAATTAAAAAATTAGACTCAGAACGTCTAGCTGTTAAGCGTGAAATTATGACACCCTATGACGAACTTAATGAGAAAATAAAAGTATTGAAAGAGGTACTTGGCGAAGGTGAGGGTCATATCAGTGCTCAAATTAAAGAGATTACTGCTCGTGAACAGGAACAACGCAAGTTACAAATCAAAGACTTATTTAAAAAATATCAAAAGTCATATAACGCTCCACAATGGCTTACTTTTGATAAGTTCATTGCCAAAAATCCAACCCTAATTACTAATAAGGCAACAAGTGCTAAAAAGATACGTGAATCAGTGGTTTCTTATTTTGAAACATTTAAACAGGACTATGACCTATTAAAAACACAATATCCAGACAAGGATGATCGTTCAGCCATCCTAATTGCCTACTCTAAAAACGGTCATAATATGCAAGAAGCTATTTTAGACTATGCAAGTATGATTGCTGAGAAAGAACGTCTTGAAAAAGAACAGGCTAGAGTGAAAGAAACCAAAGTTCCAGACATTGTTATAATCTCTGGAAACGAGCAAAAACAGGAGGCTCCTAAACCAGTTGAATATGTGACAATCAAAGTGAAGAAAGAAGACTTGAACAAACTTAAAATTGATTATGAGATACTGTAACAGGCTACACAAGTAAGGGAATATATGCTATAATAGATTTTGTAAGAGAGAAAATAAAACAAATTAATTGGAGGAATTAAAATGTCAGAATTGAAAAAAGTAATTATTGTTAGTGCAGAGGAAGATGATATTAGTGTGAAATTGCAGGTAGCTAGTGAAGATTATAGTGCTATCTATGAAGCAGCAGTGTTTAAACAAACATATGATAAAGACTCTAAAACGTGGAATGACTTCACAGATGAAGATACAAAAGGTAAAGAACGATTAGCTAAAGCATTAGAAATTTTAGGTGGCTCTTTTGATAATCTTGAAGATAAAGAATTAGAAATGTACGTAGACGAAGAAACAGGTAAAGCATACTTTGAAGAAGGAACATCATTTAAGAAGATTGAGAAACCATTAGTTTCACTGAAACGCTTGAAGCAAGTTCCAATTGTTGAAATTAAAGACAGTGCCAAAGGGCGAGCAGTAGTTGTTGAGCATGAAGGTAAGTACTACTCATTCAATTTTAACTCTGGCGTATATATTGAGAAATTGAACAAGTTTATTCCTAATCAAGCGAAACTTGCAAAAGCTAAAGCACGATTTAATGAATTGTTTGAAGATGTAAATGTAACATGGGATACTGCAGAAATGGCAATTGGAATGGTTGTGGACTGTACTATAAATAAAAATATGTTGGATCCAAAATCTCCGTACGGATGGTTGGAGGCACAACCATTAGACCCAGACGACCAGAAAGAAGTAGTATCAGACGAAGAATTACCATTTTAAAATAAATATAAAAGAAGTTAACTAAAACGGTTGACTTCTTTTTTTATCCATACTATACTTAGTTCATAAGTTAAGAGGAGGTAATTACTATGAATATTGGAAACGTTGTAGAGCTAAAACGAGATAATCTTGAAGGTATTGGTTACAAGGGTGATAAAGGAGTGCTATTATATAAGCTTTATGAACCAGTTGACGGATGGGAGTGCGTGGTTAAGTTGTACAGTGGTTCAACAGAAGCCTTCCTAGAAAAAGATTTAAAATTAGCAGTTAAAAACATTGACAACGTAAACTTTACATGGTAGACTTAATTCATAAGATAAAGAGAGGAAGATTAAAATGACTAAACCAAATCCAGTATTAAACACTTTAGCAAATATGAATAAAGAGGAGGAAAAAGAAATGACTAACGACCAATTACAAAACGAAATTTTAAAGGAACAATTAGCACAACTTAAAAGCATGAAAGAGGATTATAACAAACCAAGTCTGATGGTCTATCTATTACTTGCATTGTTCTTAGGTGGATTAGGTGCCCACGATTTCTATGTTGGTAAAACAGCTACAGGACTTATTAAACTAGCTTTCTGTTGGACAGGTATTCCAGTAATTATTTCATTATTCAATATTATTGGTGCGTTGATGAACAAACAAAACTTTAAATAATAGGAGGAAGATTAACATGATGTTAGTAGACAACTTAATTTTAACAGTGAAAGACGAAGATGGTGTAATAATCAACAGACATTTTAATGAGGTGTATGTAAAGATTGATCCAACTCAAATGATGATTGCAAACAAGAAGAATACTATTGCTGTTTATAAGTTAGATGATGTATTATATATGCAAACACAAGGCCACCCAAGACAGTTTAGAATGTTCCAATGAGACACACAATAGAGAGTTTCATAGAATTTATATTTTGCACTTGTGTATTAACCATAGATGTGGTATACTATATTATATTCAAACGAGAGAGGAAGTAAGGGATGAAAAATATTGCAGAATTTAAAGGTGCTGAAAAGTTAGCAAGTAAGCTGTTAGAAATATTCGCAGCACTTGCTGGCAATGGTAAAAGTTTTGACCCAATGATTGAAGGCGTTCATCAAGTTGTAGTTATTAAAGCAGAGGAACGTTTAAGCGCTAAGGGTAAAGAAATGAAAGAGATTAAAGTACGTAGCACAAATGATGGACGTGACGCTACTTTTTATATTATGAAGTTTCGTAAACAAGATTGGAAAACTTGGGAAAAGATAGAAGTGGGACAACAGTTAATGATTACTCTAAAATACAACAATGGTTTTCCAAATGTAACCATCAATCAAAAAGGAGCAGTAATTGATGTATTACCTGAGAAGCCAAATGAAGCACTAACAAAACAAACAATCTATATTTATGATATTGAAGTATTTAAAAAAGATAATTTATTTGTTTTCAGAGATTACTTCACTAAAGAATGGACAGTGATTCATAATAATTTAGACGCTTTACGAAAGTTCTATCTAGCGAATAGAGATTCATTGTTTGTTGGTTATAATTCACACTCATATGATTCCAATGTCATGCGCGCATATTTACAAGGTAAAAATCCATTTCATGTGTCAAAGGCAATCATTGAAAGTGATGATAGAGCATTAGCATATAAAATGTTTGATACTAAGAAAACACCACTGTTTGGGATGGATTTGTATCAAGACAATAGGGGTTTTAGTTTGAAAGAGCATAGTGCCTTCATGGGAATAAACATTAAAGAAACTGAGGTTGATTTTGACTTAGATAGAGAACTAACAGAAGAAGAGCAAGTATTAAATGAACTTTACTGTAAAAATGATGTATTAGCTACGGAAAAACGTTTTGAGCAAAACATAGGTATGTTAGTAGCTAAGGCTGCGATTGCGTTGTACTTTGGTTTAGATAAAATGGCACTCTCAATGACAAACGCAAACTTGACTGCTGAACTATTAGGGGCTGAAAAAACACCTGATAGAGGTGACGAGTTAGATAAGTATGAACTACCAGAAGGATTTGAAATTGAGTCAGAGACCATTCGTCAGGCGTTTATGACAGATGAATTCGAAGCTAATGATAAAGGACATGCTAGTATTTCATTAGATGTACCACGTAGAGACGTAACAGAGGTATTAGGGGTAGGTGGTATACATGGTGCTAAGGAGTCATTTATTCATGTAGGGAACTTCCACGCACGTGACGTGGGTTCGCTGTACCCTAATACAATGGTATTGTTTGACTACTTATCAAGAAACATTCCAGAAGATAAGCGACATATCTACCAAATGTTATTAGATGAACGTATGGAAGCCAAGTATTCTAATAAAGAATTTACTGAAATTAAAGGCGTTCAGATTCCAACTAAGTTATTGATTAATGGTTATAAACTACCTCTAAATACTAAATACGGGGCAATGGGGGCTGAGTTTAATAAACTGTATGACCCACGTATGAGGCTATTAGTATGCATTACTGGACAGATGGCAATGTGGGATTTGCTAGAAAAGATTGAAAACCATGCTACTATTATTCAATCAAACACAGACGCACACTACTATATTCCATTCAGTGACGAAGATGAAAAAGCCATCGATGAGATTGCAAATGATTGGATGAAACGGACAGGGTACACCTTAGACGATGATCCATTTAAAGCTATTTTCCAGAAGGATGTTAATAATTACTTGGCAGTTACATCAGATGGTAAAGTGAAGTTTAAGGGTGCTATAGGACTAACTAATGGTTTGAAAGTATCTAAAGCAATTGTGTCAAATGCCTTTATTAACTATGTGGTTGCTGGCAAAGACTATAAAGAGTTTATTAATGAGTGTGAAGACCTGCGTCAGTTCCAAATGATTACTAAAACAGGTTATACTTTTGATGATACTGTGGTACGTGATAGCAAAGGTAATGAAATGAAAGCACAAAAAGTAAACCGCGCCTTTGCAGTAAAAGACCCTAATAAAGCTGTTGAAATATTCAAGGTGAAACGCGGAGCTATTATTGAAGAGGAAGGTACAACAATTGTTGGTGATGATTCTTACACTAAAGGTTTACCTAATGCTCCTGAATATTATGCCATTGACAATGCGGCAATTGGTGAAGGATGGATAACTCTTGATGATATTGATAAAGACTACTATATAAACCAGGTGGAAGATTTACTAGTAATGTGGTTTGGCACAAATTGGAAAGAGCGTATTGAACAGGCACATAGTCAGATAGATGAGTTTCCAGAAGTTAAAAATTATATTGACTAAACACTTGACTCCCATTAATTTGGGTGTTATACTTAATTCATAAAGTAAGAGATAGAAACACATTGTCTTATAAAACTAGCAACTTTCCATATGAAGATTTTGATAAATGGGCTATTGAACTAGCTAAAAACAACACTGTATTAATAAGTGAATATGAAATGCCAGAAGATAACTTTGAATGTATCTGGAGTAAAGATGTTACTATAGGTATTAGCAGTCAAGGTGATATCAAAAATAAAAAACGAGTTGAAAAATTATTTAAAGTGAGATAATAGGAGGAAAATAAAATGATTAAAATTTATACTAAAAACAACTGTATGCCTTGCAAAATGACGAAGAACTGGTTTAAAGGCAAAGGACACACCTTCACTGAGGTTAATGTAGATGATAACCTAGAAGGGTTAAATGAATTACTTACTATGAACCTAAGAACGCTACCAGTAGTGTTTAAAGATGGTGAGTTTGTGAGTATGGGGTTTGCCCCAAATAAATGGGAAGAATTTAAGTAGGGAGTTGATTATGATTATCACATTGGCTGGACCAATTGGGGTAGGTAAGTCCTCAATGACACGATTATTAAGTGAACTATTAGAGACTAAAGCAGTCTATGAACCAGTGGAGGATAACCCTCTACTGGAGAAGTTCTACGCAGACAAGAAAAAGTATGGTTTTCTATTTCAAATTGACATGTTGTCCAAGCGCTTTGAACTTATTCAGGAAGCTATGAGTGTTAAAAACGGTATTCTTGACCGTTCAATATATGAAGATTCAATCTTTTTAAAGCAGTTATATGACGAAGGTTCTGTGAACAAACTAGAGTTAGATGTCTATACGAAACTGTTGAATCGTATGTTGAAAGAATTAGAACCACTGCCAAAGAAATCACCAGATTTGATGATTGTTTTAAATTGTAGTTTTGAAGAAGAGATCAAACGCATTAATAAACGAGCAAGAGATTTTGAGAAGGTTGAAGATGGTACTGAATTATATGAATACTTTAGAAACCATCACGCTAATTATCAAGACTGGATGGCTAAAGATTTAGGCTTTCCTAAACTAATAATAGATGTTACCCACCTTGATTATGTAAACAATCAAGAACACCGTATGGAAGTACTAATAATGATACTAGATGAATTATTCCATGTAGGAGCAATTAGTGGTGAAGAACACAGCTATTTTTCTAAAAAAGCGTGTTTCTCACGAGCATTCTAATCACTTTAAACTAATCAAACAAGGTAATTACCCATTTAAATACAAACGAAAACCACTGGATTAACCAGTGGTTTTTATTATAAACTCAAATAGATTGAGTCAATTCGTACATCGTTTACTGCACCTTCACCATTAGATTTATTCGCTCTACGTAAGATGACATCTACTTTTTTACCTTTGAACTGATCTTTTTTAACTGTTACATCAAAACCAAGTTCTTGTCCACCTTGATATCCATATGCTTTCTTCACATCTGGACGTTTAATGCCAGCAGATTGAACACGTGTCAACTCTTTGTTTGTTCCATGTTGCATGAAGATAACATAAGCATATTTTCCAATAGGTCCTTGAGGTTTATCAGGAACTAACCAACCAGCTACACGAATCTGGTCTTTACCATGACCATTAAAGTAGTCAAGTTTACCCCACGCATTACCTTGATGTTTTGGTTTTGTAGCAGCAACTGCTTTATCATGTTGACTTGGGGTTGATGGTGTTACATTAGCGCCACTTGGAGGTGTTTGACCACTTGTAGCTGGTGCTTTACCATCTGGCCTCAAACTAGGGTTATTGTAATATTTAAGAACGTTTTTAATCACATAATCCTTCATTGCATTAGTTACATTAGCTGGTTGTGCCTGTGTTGAGTTGAAACCAGTGTGAATAATTAATGAACGTTTAGGGCATTGCGTGGCTGAAAACTCATGATGTAAACGAACAGTGTTGCGATTGACAGGTAATCCATAGTATTTCAAATCCTGTGCAATTTGCCAGAATGTGTTTTCTTCCGCTTGCAAGAAGTCTTTTAAAGGTGTTTGGTCGTTACCACACACTTCATAACCAATATAATTTGTATTACCGTCACTGTTTGCCGTATGCCAAGCAGCATTATAGGTATCTTCAGTACGCCAGATTGTATTCTTATCAATGTAATAATGAGCAAATCCAGCAGCTAACTGATTGTTGTTCATTGCTGCTAAACGATTAGCCTCTTGTTTAGCTGTTGAGTTTCCCCATGTATTGTGAAATACTACCCCTTTCACTGCACCTGGTCTACGTCCTGCTACACCACGTGTGACTGTTTTGTTGATGATTTCTACCATATTATCACTCTCTTTCTTATCTCTTTGGTTCTGTATAGTTCAATGCTTTTTCACTATCTGTAATACCTTTAGTTGTTGGGTCTGGAATCATGTTTAAAGCATTAATTACAGTTAAGCCTAAAACATAAGGATTACTTACTGCTCTAACTAATACATCCAATAATGTATCAAAAGATGTAATATCCTCAAACTTCAAACCAAAGTATGCTAGGATAGGTACTGCTAGTGCACCAATAAAACGCAAGATAAATGTTAGGTTGTCTTTGCTAAAACGAACTTTCCAATTGATTTTTTTCATTCTACATCACTCCTATTTCATAAATAAGGATAAACCAATACTAACTAATGCTCCAATAACTGCGCCAACAGTTGTACGTGTTAGCCATGTATAGCTGTTTTTAAGGTCAGCTAATGCCTCTCTATTCTGCATGGACATGCTGTACGCCTTATCTGCTTTCTCAGATTGACGTTCTAAGCGACTACCATACTCTTTCAAGTCAGCTTTGATCTCAGGTATATCATCCAACTTTACCTCAATTCTTGCTAACTGTTCTTTTAATGAAACAAACTCCTTATCATTTAAGTTCATAGCAAACACTCCTATTCATTTATCACCTCGTTTCCTAGGTCTGTAATCATTATACCATCTATATAAGCGAAATAGTGTGTCTCTCACGAGCATTCTAAGGCGTTTAAATTTTCTCATGTGGGTGATTATGCGTTTAAAAACAAATAAAACCCTCTTTTTGAGGGTTTAGTTAATGACATATGAAAGTGAGCTAATACCACAATAGGTTGCGGCGGCACCAGGTGAAAATACAATTTTAGGTGTAGGTGTTATACCAATACGACCACCAGGATTACCTCCACTAGGCACCCCAATCGCACCGTAGGCAAATTCAGTTGTAGTTGGTTTGATAGCTGCTGGGAGCGTTGTTGCTCCATCCGCATTTGTTCCTGAACCAACCTGGAATGGGTAATAGTCAGTACCAGGTAACATATTACCATTTTTCAATCCAAATTGACCTTTAAATAACACTGTTTTTGTTCCATCTAGATTGTATTGAATCTTATACCTACATGGGTTATTCTCTTTAGTTTCAAATGCTGAACCTAATGTCAAGTTAATCCAGGGTGTTTTAGTTAATGCCTTGGCGTCTAGTATACCATTATAACTACCTGAAGCGTCAGTAAGTGACAATGTAATTAATCCACCGCTAACACTTGTGGTGGATTCTGAGGTTTGTTTACCTGTTTCATCATATAACCGTTGCCTTAGATTAACTGTTCCTTGGTGAATATCTGCTTCTGTAGTGGCGAACGTATAGAGTCTTTCACCAGCACTGTTTGTTAAATAATAGGTTGATCCAGCTTGCAGAATACCATCCTTAATACCTAGTTTTCCATCAGTAACTTGATTCACACCACTAGTAACATTTGCATACTCATTCAGAAATTCAGCACCACTGATTTTACCACCGTCAATAGTACTACCTGTTAAATGTGAAGCTTGAATCGTTTTACCAATAATGGTTTCAGCGATTACAGAACTTTCAAAAGGTATTTCAACCCACGTACCACCTTTAGCTTCATAAACGCCAGTTACTTTACCTGAAACCACTTTATACCATATGTCGCCTTCATTGAAGTCTGTTGGCTCTGTTTCACCAGTGAATAGTTGTCCATCTGCCCCATCTTCACCTTGTCTAGCTACTGTATAGGACTCAGCATTTGTACCGTCAGTGTAATTCAATGTGATACGCGTCCATAGGTACTGACCTCCGCTTATAGAAGGGATAGTGCTAGTCCATCCAGTAGAGGGTGGTGTTGTTGAGTTAGTTGACTTATTATACTCAATGATTGTAGTAGCAATCCCAACACCATCATCACCGTCAGCTCCATTTGCGCCATCTTGTCCGTTATTACCTTGTCTAGCTACAGAATAACCTTGTTCAGTGGTATTATCAGTGTATGTCCATGTGGTACGTGTCCATAGGTACTGACCTTGTGGGGTGTTAGGTATGGTTGTAGACCAACCGCTAGTAGGTCTAACCGTACCACTCGTATTAACAGCGTATTCAATATGAGTGGTTTTAATACCAACACCATCCTTACCAGCTATTCCATCATTACCTTTTGCTCCATCTTGACCCATTCTAGCTACTGAGTAGCCTGTTTCAGAACTTGAGTCAGTGTATGTCCACACCGTTTTAGTCCATAGGTATTGCCCCGCTGGAACAGTTGGTACTTGCGTTTGCCAACCTGTAGAAGGCGGTGTGCTTGCATTAGTATGGCTAGCGTATGTGATAATGGTTGATTGTAAACCTACACCATCCTTACCAGCTACACCATCCTTACCAGAGTCACCTTTTGTGCGCTGCCACTCATATTTACTAGGATCTGTTGAATCTATCATTTCAAAATCTGTATAGTAACCAGTGTACGCCCTGTTGGTTGGGTCAGTTGTACTAAAATCTATCCCACCATCTGAGCTATTAGAATAGGCAATGTGTACGTAACTGGTTTTCCCATCATCGCCTTTTTCACCCTTCATACCTACCTCTTCTGGGTCATAATTTGGAAGTAGGTATTCTGATTTAATTACTGCCATGCTTTCATCCTCCTTAATAGCTTAATGCTACCTCATATTTAAATTGTGACTCGTTACCAGATGTAACTGAGATGGATCTACCAGTAGCGGTAAACGTATTGTCTAATGTTCCATCTGACTTGTATCTAGACCATGTGAAATCTGTAGGTTCAAAAATGTTTGTTACATCTTTACCAGCCCATTTTACTTTGGCACTGAGTATGATTGTGGTGCTTCCATCTTGTGTTTTACCTCCAATAAACAAAGGTGAAGAGGCTTCAATAAATATCTCATAAGGTATCTTAGAATTGATGTCATTTTTCAAATCATTTGCTAACTCTTGTAAACGATCAGATAAACCGCTCTCTAATCTAACAAAGTCAGATAACTCACACACCACTTGTTCTGTTTCATAATTAACTGTTAATTTCTGTACTCTACTAGATAAAAATAGATTTTCATTTTCATCTATGATATCCACAGTGTCACCTACAGTTAATTGGGATGGAATGTTAGCAATATCTACAATATAGTTAACTACAGGTACACTATATTTTTTCAGCCAGTTCATAGTTGTTTCTGCAAGCTCTTTCTGGCTTGTGGTTGTCCATGTTTTGTGTTGTAAGAAGTAGTTTGAGTTGGTATTTGTTCTACTCCACATTTTAACGTTTTCAGTGTCATATACATAGCCATTTTCTGGATTAATGACAAAGCGTCCACTACTGTCCGTCCACTTATAGCCTCTCAGAGTGACAGGTTGGTCCTTACCTTCTGGTGTTCCACCTGTTGGCTTAATTGCATTAACAAGTTGGTAGATGTCTTCCTCTGTTTCAATGGAATTAATGTCTTTATTAACGTATAGTTTTTTACGCTCATCAACTCCACGTTTCTTGTAAATATCAATTTTTCTTTTTACCAACTGGTTGCCAACAAATTCAAATGAAAACTCCAATTCTGCATTATCAAATTGAGTAGCTACTGATTGAATACGTTCTAATGCAGTCATGTCACTATCCCATTCTAGTGTGCGTGTTAAGTTAGGTATTTCGTTTTTACCAATATTGAAACCAGAATCGTACGTGAATTTCTCAATGTACCAAACAATATTATGATTCCCTTGTGCAGGAAACGCAGGTAGGTTTTCATTTAATAAGTCCATACTTGCGTCTTCACATTCTAGCGTGCGTATTTGAGTCAGTGGGTTGTGTGTGACTTTGAGTATTGTCATCCAAACAAATTTCTGATTCAAATCTTGAAAAAGTACATAGTTTCCAACTGCCACGTCTTTTTTAATTTTTGCAGTGTTGTCTTTTGTAAATGCTAACTTTAGGGTCATTCTACGTGAAGCTGTTTCTAGTGTACTTACATCACTTGCGCTTAATACAGGGTATTCTACATTCGCCGTTGTTGAAGCAATTGTTTTTAATTCAAAGGTTCTGTCAGTTATATAAAAATCCAATTCTACTCACTCCTTTCTTATTCATTATAACATAAAGAGAGAGACTTTTGCAAGTCTCTCTCATGTTTTATAGATAGTTTTGTGTAATCTCCGCCGTTACCTCTGCCATGTTTGCCCACTCTGAAACGATTGGCTGAATAATGGTTTCACCTGTTTCAAGCTCAAATTGTTCCCATTGATTACCTACCGCGTTTAATTGATTGTTCACAACGCCATTAACAAAAAATTCTCTAGTTGCTGTATCAATCTCAACGAGGTCACCATCTTGGAAATAGTTCTTCAAATCTTGATAGTATGGTGTTCCTTCCCAACGTGCTTGTATGTCAGTCAGTCTCATAATCACATGATATTCCTTTGAGTAACGCATGACCCAAGCTCCTAATTTTGTAAACTTACTTGTATCTGGTTCAGGTAATGTCCATGTAAACTTATATTCCTTGTCAATAGATGCGGTAGACCAGGCACCAGGGTTATTGTTTAAGTTCTTAATTTGTACCATGCGCCAGATAAGTCTGTTTCCTCTACGATCCATGTTCATTTCATAGAAGGATTTTGAAAACACTTTTCTATCCAGTTTCTTCTCATGAAGCTTCTTATTCTTGTACCAGGCTTCAAAGACAAGTTCATTTGCCGCGTGGGTACTATCTCTGATAATCGCTGTCATGATTGGATTACCTAACTCATCAAATGTGGCGAACTCAATTCGTCCACGCTGCCCCTTGTTATAGTTATCAAACACAAAACGATAATGATTGGATATTGGTAATGTTCTATCAGTATTGGATGGTGCTTGAATATTCGCCACAACAGTTGGGCCATGCCACACCTTAATATCTCCAACACCTGTAAATACTGGTGTAGCTGAGTCAGGATCCTGTCTCATATCCCATGTACCTTGTACTAAGTTTGGTGTTGCTGGATTACTATTCATGTTTGGATATACTGATTTGAAACCAGTGTTTATTTGGAGTGCGGGATTTAATGTGTTGCCCCAGAACTCTTCATTCAGTGCTGGCTCTACTCTGGATGAGGTTGTTCCGTCTACATCTTCAGGGTTACCAAACTGCAATATAGATCCATTTTGATTCAGTAGAGCAACCAGTCCATTTTCTCCTTTCATTCTGAATGAAAAGCGTGGCTTCGTTCTGTAGGTCCCATTGTTTTCAATCTTGATTAAGTCACCCACAGAGTCTCCACTTGGTACATATTCAACCGCATTGATATATGACGGACTATATCCCCAATGATAATCTTTTGGATTGTTTGATGGTGCTGGTGCGATTCCTTCATACTTGTAGTATGGAATATTTGGTGTTCTAGTGTCGCCTTTTTCTAGTTTGAGCCACTCAATTTGAACAGCGCCTACGGACGAATTAGGCACTTGATAGACTTGCAATAGATTCGTAGTACCTGCATCAATTGCATCTTGACCCACATTGAATGTAAGTTTCCACTCATCTACTTTACCCTCCACTGGCATCATTGTTCCAACTAATTGAGTTCCGCTCCTGATAAATACTGTAAAACTTTGAGTAACAGGTTTAGTAGCCTTCATCGTAAGCGTATATGTTTGTCCAGCTTCATAATTTTCGATGTTTCGTTTATTGTAAAGTAGGTAATTAGATGTGCTCATTGGAAACACAGCAGTAGGATCAGCAATGTTCTCACCCAAAGCCACCTTACTCAAATAATACGGTGCATCGAGTAGATTTGGCTGGTATGGTGTAGCAGTTGTACCTTCTTCAATCTTAATATTGCTAATAATCACCCCACCTTTTATTTTAGTGGCGTCTACCATGCCAATAGATAAATAAAACTTTGATAAATCTGTGATTTCATAATTAACTATTCCTGTACCTTTGATTGTTAGTTCTTTTCCTACTTCTGCACCTTCAGTGCTAGCATATAACAAAATAGTTCCACCGCTAGCTTTACGGTAACCAATCATCAGATTGCCAATGTCGCCAGTTGTACCTTCTTCAAATTTAACCGTAGCACTCAAGGTGTAAGTTTTACCCTTAAGTAAGCTAGAAATATTATTCTTTGTATAGATACTAAGTTGATCTATTCCTTGTGATGTTATGCGTATACTGTTATATCCTACGTCTGAGACTGTGACATCGCTCTGGACATTAAAATCAGAAGCTTTAATTACACTCATTAAGTTCGGGTTCCCCGAATAATCATAGCCCCCGAAGTCGATGCTGTTGGAGTACGCCTTTGCCCCCACACTTGGGGCGTTTACTGTCGCACCAAGTGGTGGTAGAAAACTAACCATTGGTTTGCTCCATTTAATAAGATTACTTCCTCTGAAACCATATTGTAGATTGATAGCATTGGTATTCTCGTTTTCAATCTTAACAACTGACCCATACTCAGTGAAGTTAGTAGTCACTTTTTTAGGGATATAAACAATGTGTCTTTTAAGTATTGATCCCTTCACTGTGTCCCACTCTTCTAGTATCACTTGTCCAGCGTAATTTTTGTTATTCTCTTCATCAATTGATACTACTTTTGCATATACGCTAAAGTTAACTTCGTCTCCAACTTTCAACTCATCAGTATGAATAGTTGTGGCTGGATTGTAATTTAGCCAACGCTCATCTGAATTTTTATCACGCTCAAAATTCAATGGAATACCATTCGTGAAATCAGCTTGAACTACATTAGAGTTATTAAACTTCTCATCTAGCTTCTGTACCCAGGGTTTCATATATTTATTGATAGCATTGTACTCACTATCTAGCATTAAGTTTGTTGTGGTTGAGTAGGTGTTAGAGAAACCAACTGGTTCAATAGCATGTGCTAACCCATCTGGTACGTCAAACGTCAATGTAAGCGGTGTATACTTCAAATCTGTTGCGTCATATTCTTGCGCTCCTGTGAAGATAGCATTGAAGTATCTATCTGGAAACATGTCAAACACTAGTTTCTGAGGTTCGTCACTATTGACTAATGCTTTCAGTTCATCCATCACTTGTGGTACTGTTTTACCTGTATTGTCTTTGATAATAAATCCATCAATACTTAGTGTATAATCTCCTAATCTTGTATTTCTAAATTTTTTTCCATCTGTGTTTCCTACCTGGAAAAACTCGTTTTCTTTTGATAAAAACGGGATATTTAATTTAGCAATTTGAAACAAATGTTTTGTTTCTTTTCCGTCAATCGTAAAGGATCGTAGAAAATCATAATTTTGGCTCATTAGTTATTATCTCCTTCATTTAAGTATTTAAAAACATATCCTTTTGTTGTCTTACGTTTACCTTTTAATACTGAACATACATGGGGTTTTGTTACTCCCAAACTTTTACAAGCCTCAGTTAAGCTTGCATATGTTACACCAGTTGTTACACATATAATTGGTTTCCTATTATATGTTACCGCTTTGTTTTGATGTATTCTGAGGTTTCTAGTTCCATGATTACTATTTTCTTTTGAGGTAACCCATTCTAAATTATTTGCATCATTGTTAAGTTTATTTTCGTCAATATGATTAACCTCAGGTTTATTTGCTGGGTTTGGTATAAATGCTTGTGCTACTAAACGGTGAATACTATTTGATTTTCTAACTGAATTTCTAAATAATACTACTGATAAATAACCTTTACCTGTAACTCGTCCTTTAAGTATTTTACCTTCCTTAGAATGCTTTAGGCTCTTAACTCTTCCAAAATTACTCACTTGATATACCCCCTCATACCCTACAATGTCTTTCCAAATTTCTTTAGTCATAAGCAATTTCCTCCTTTGAATATATTGTAACACAAATTAGGAGCTTATGCAAGCTCCTAATTCGCTATATTAATCCTAAATTACGATTATTATTTAATTGATTCCTTGATTGAATCTTTTGTAGTTTGCTATTTAGCTTCTCACCATCTAGTACTACATTAGTGTCTTTAGCTAAAATAGCCATAAGCAGCTCGTTTTGCTGTTGTAACAATAGAAGCATTTGCGCCATATCAGAGTTAGTACTTGAAGTAGTTCCAGACACTGGTGATGACTGGTTACGGTTAAGCTTCTCATTAGCATAGGCCAATAGTTGCATAGCTCTTGAACGTTTTAACCCAGAACCAGTTAGTGGAATAACTACTTCTTCTTTATTACCTTCTCCAACTCTTGCAATGTGTTCTTTCGTGATGATTCCACCGTTTTCATAGCCAACTCCACGATACGCATTTGTTAGTGAACCATATGTTGCAAGGGCATACTTGATAGAAGCTAGAATATTACTTAGTGGGTCATAGATATTAGTATTGAATCCAGGCATTGCGTATGCTCTAAAGGTTGGGTCTATCACCTGCATTAACCCTTTTGATGGTGTACCCTTCATAGCGTTTGGATCCCACAAGTTAATCGCTTTAGGGTTACCATTTGACTCTGTACGCATTTGATTTAGTAATGCGTTTAAGTTTGCTGTACTATATTGGCCAGTCATTTTCAACGCTCTTATTGCTACGTTACGCCATCTTTCTACACCACTACCTCCAACGGTATCACCTGAAATCTGAGTGCTTTGCGGGTCTTTCACACCGTTTAAATGCACGTGATCGTAATGGTCTCCATCAGGCCATGGTCTCCAATCATTATGAATACCTGTACCTGATTGTCCTGAACGGTCACGAACTTTACCATTAGTGATTACGTAACCAATCTTAGAGGCAAATTTATCAAAAGCATAGTTTGCTGCTTCTGTGTAGCGTGATGAGCCACCTGTGACACCTGGTAGTGCAATATCAATGGCATTGCGTTTACCATGTGAATATGGGTCACCTGGTCTATACCCGCTAGTTGCCACAAAGCCTGGGAATTTCTTCATTACAGACTTAGCCACATCTGCTAAATACTTATACACGCCATTTGATCCAATAGATGTATCTAAGTTGCCAGATGAGAACAAGCCAGTGATCTTTTCAGTCAGTGCGCTTGTTGCTTTAGATAGAATGCCTTTACCAACATCCAATGGATATTTTGCCAATCCACCTAACACATCTAATCCACCTAATACTTTCTTAGCTAATGCTCCTGGATCTGACACAAAGTCCCATACATCGCCTACCACTTTCTTCATTTTGTTTCCAATGTTTCCTGCAATGCTTTTCACATTATCCCACATGTTACCAAAGAAGTTAGTACCTTTTTTGTAACGATATTTTGGTGCTTTTGAACCTTGAAGCTGTGCTGTTTCTTCTGCTGTCAAAACATGTGTTCCTTTTGGTGCGTTTAATACAACGTTGCGTCCTTTAGGGATGAATGCTCTACCATCTGGTGTGATAACTGTTTCTGCTCCACGTCCATCATTAACCATCATTGGCCCATTAATTGGGTGTCCACCTACTGGTGTACCTGTAGCGTATTGTGGTACTTCCCACTCTTTTAGAGGTTCTGCGCCTAATTTTTCAAGTACCCATGAAGCACCTTTAATGATACCATTTACTGGTTTTCCAATGGCTCTAAGTGCTGCATTGAAAACACCTTTAAAGGCATTTGTAACTGCGTTTTTGCCCTTTGATACTGCGCTAGCTATTTTGTTAGGTAAATCTTTCATCCAGTTTATAACAGTATCAATGCCGCCGCTAAATGAATTTTTGATTCCTGTCCATGTGTCTTTGACTGCACGTGTTACATTGTTTTTTACCTCACCAAACTTGTTCCACACGTTCATCGCCCAGCCAGATATTTTATCCCAAAGCCATGACATTACTGTCCACCAATCTTTAAAACCTTGCACTAGTCTATCTATGATTGGCTTAACAATATTCCATACTGTCTGAAATGCTTTATTTACTATGTTTCTAAAGGTTTCAGATTTGGTATAAGCTATAACTAAAGCTCCAACCAATGCGCCTAACGCTACAACTAACCCTCCTGTCAAGAGGGATATAGTACCAAATATTGCTGATGCTAAACCTAATCCTCTAATTGCAACAGTAATACCTGCTATAACACCAATCAGCCATGTTAAATTGTCTTTGTTGTCGTCAATCCATTTTCCAAAATCAACTAGTTTGTCTACAAAATCTGACATTTTTGGAATTGCTGCCTCTATTTTGGTACTTAATGTATTGATAAAACCAGTGATATTTTCTTCACCTATTTTTTCTATAATACCTTGAATAGCATTGACAACTGTTGATTTCAATCTATCCCATGAGCCACCTAAAGTATCTGTTGATTTGGCTGCTTCAATCGCTCCAGGATTCATACCTAACTGGGTAATAGCTTGGTTGAACTCATCTGAAGAGATTTCTCCTTTTTCCATTGCATCACGAAAGTTACCAGTATATGCTCCATTTTTCAACATAGCTTCTTGCAATAGTCCTGACGCGCCTGGGATTGCATCTGCTAATTGATTCCAGTTTTCAGTTGTTAGTTTACCAGCTCCTGCTGTTTGCGTTAACATCATAGCTACTGACTTAAAGGTTTCCTCTGATCCACCTGCTACCGCATTCAAGTTACCTGCGGCTTCTGTTAGCTCCATATAATTTGGAATACCATTAGACGCTAACTGAGCTGAAGTATTCAGAATATCTTCTAGTCCATAAACGGTGGTGTCTGCATACCCCTTCATTTGTTCTGTAGCTTTCTCTATTTCTTCTCCGCCAAATCCTGCAAAATCCATACTCTTTTTAAACTTAGAAACAGAGTCTGTTGCAGTAATTGCTTCACGTGTCATGTCACCTATGAAACCAGTTACTCTGGATATGGCGTTGCTTGCTAAATTCCCAAGCGTTGTACCAATCGCATGTCCAACTACTGAGAACCCTTTCATTGATCGTTCAGCTTTATCTACGCCAGATGATAATGAGTCCAACTGTGCGTCTACTATTTTTGACTGTCTGCCAAATTCTTGAAGTTTGTTTTCTGCCTTTTCTACCTGAGGTGAAGCTTGTCCAAACTCTTTAGTCATTGCGTCTACGGCTTTTTTCTGAGCTACAATGGCTTTCTCAGTTAGTTCAGCTTGTGTTTCTAATCCACGCTGTTTGGCATTAAACGCGCCTGCTTTATCTCCAACGCTATTGAATGCTTTAATTTCGTCATTCATAGCTTTTTCATTATCTTTTAAAGCTTGGGTGTATTTGTCTACACCAGACTCTGCTAAGATGTACGCTTGCTTGGTAGCGCTTAACTCTTTTGCATATTTGTTATATTTTGTACTAGCGTCGTTAATTTGTTTTGTTACATTGGATACTTGCCTAGATTCTTTTCCATACGTAGCGATGTATTCTTCTCTACGTTGTTCAAGTAATTGCACTTTTTTTGCTTGAAGCTCTGTGGTAGTTGTCAAGTCTCGTTGTTTCTGTGCAAGATCACTCATGCTGGTAGAACCTTTATCCATTGTAGAAATGTTGGTTTTCATTGCTGATTCTGTTTGTCTAATGGCTCTATTTAACTTATCTAATGTATTTAAAGACTCATCTAAACCATCAAATCCAACCCCAAATTTCATATTTCCTATAGGTCTATCTTGTGCCATCAAGTTCACTCCTTTTGGTTGCTTTCTTAATCTATTATAACATAAAAAGAGACACTCTAGCGGTTGCTAAAGTGTCTCACCTTTTACTTTTGCCATATCTTGTGGGCTCATGAATGTACCAAAGAAGTCTATTGGGTCTTGTAGTTTTTCTTTTTTAGGTTTATTGTCTTTTGTAAATAGCTCCATTAGTAAGTTATAGTCAGCGTTGTTAATCTCTGATAGAGACCACGCTCCAGACTCACTGGATAGAAGGTCAGTGTACATCTTATCCATTGCTTCAAGATGTTCCTCCCATGTTATTTTTGAGAGGTCTTTTTCACCTTTTTTGATGGTTCTGCCTGTCCACCCCCAATTGCTTCAAATACTCCACTAAGTACTTCTTCTAACTTATCTGCGTCAACACCATCAATAATAGTATCAAAGTTTACTTCTGGATTGTCAAATACATCAGCTACTAACATAATCATTGTATCAATTTGTTCTAGTTCTGTCATTTGTTCTTCGCCAGATTCAACCTTAGCCATACGGGCTTGGAATTTTAACATTTCACGCATTGAGCGCACTTTGATTGATTTTTGTTTAAATTCTTTTGTTTTACCATCAATTTCTAATTTTAATGTAATCATTTCAGTTCCTCCAATTTTTAAATTCTTTACTATTTCATTATAACATAGATTCACTTACTTGTGCAAATAAAAAACCTAGTCAATTAAGACTAGGTCTAGTGGTTAACCTGCACCTACTACATTGTTAACTTTGTTAATGAATTTTTCTAGTGTTAAAGTCGTACCATCTTCCACACCACTCATATAAGCAATCCCACGTGAGTCAGTTACAAATGAACCTTCAATTGTTTCTGTGTTTGGTTCTGTTCCACCTGATTCTGAGGTGTTTAGGGCTAGTTCTGGATGTGAGAAACGTCCTTTTGTCAAACCAAGCAACATCTTCTTACCATCTGCAGTACTTGATACAAATACTACTGACACATATGGTGCTTCTGTATCTTGTCCAACTGATGCAATACCTTCTTCGTCACGAGTGATGCCTAAAATCTTCTCATAAACACCATTTTTATAAAGATCAAATACGTTTAATGAGGCTGTTAACTCGCCAACACCTTTTGCTGACACCCAAATTGGCACATTGGAAGCATATACTGTTGTTTGGTCTGGTGAAATTCCTGAGATACTTGCCTCAATTGTACCTCCACCTGTCTTATCAATTACTAATTGGTCTACGCCTGACCCCCCTGCTTTTGGCACAGAGATAATGGCTTTTTCAAATCCGATTAAAGCGATAATAATCACGTCCTTTGTTTTATTTTGTTTCTATAGTAATTATAGCATATTATTAAGTGTTTGTGTTTGATGTAAACAATAGGTAAACGTACATTTATTATGAGATTTTCTTTTTCCATTCAAACATCTATTCACATGCCCTTTATCAAAACCTAGCTCTTCGGCAATTTCTGAAACTAGTTGATATTTACGGATGTTACCATCATGAAATGTTACTTTAATATATTGATACTTGAAGCCTAGTATTGTTTCTGCTTTTATTTTCTGACTTTCTTTTGAGAAAACTTGATTTTTTCTGCGTTCACGTATTTTTTGCTTGGTTTCTAAACTATGTTTTCTACCCATCATAACGCCCGCTCCACCATGACAAATATTATATCCTGATCTTATAGTATCATACGCTTGAATTAGTTTTATTTCTAATGAGTCAGCTTCTTCCTTAGTTAATTTATCAGCTATAATAAAATGATTAAAACTTTCCCATCCATATTTCTGAATAGCTCTGTATAGATGTTTGGAGTTCCTATAGGTTGACCCGTGAGCCCATCTATCTGTTAGCTTTTGACATGTTTGTCCAAAATATTTTTTATTATTGATTTTATTTACATGTAAATATACTGTATACATTGAATCACTCCTCTATATACAGTATATCACATTGTTGGCATTAGTGGGTTAAATTATAAGACACGCTGCGATAATACATAGCGCTTGATAATCCTGCGTCCTTCTTTCAAATCCTGGTCTTGTGTTTCTTCTGTGTAAGCGCATTGAATACCTTGCTCTCGCATAACTTTATCAAGTAAAAAGTAATACTTGTTTGATTCTTGTACATCACGAACCCACACATCTACCTGAACTGTTGTTGTTAGATAATTTGGTTGTTCTGAGGCATAATCTACATAGTCACCAGATAGCTCTACAATGCGTCCTAGAGGATAAGGTGGATTTACTTGTTTTTCTTCTTCAATTTGATTGACAAACCAGTTTATCTCTGGTATAGATTCTTCTAATACCTCAGCAATCATTAGAATTGGTAATTTCATTATTTCATCCTCCTCATCATTTCACTTTGAATAATATCTGCTACTTTACTCTCTATATCTCTCATTGTTTTTTGTATAAAGGCTTGTGGTGGTTGCTTGATGGTTCCAAATTCAACAAAATGAGCTCTCCATGCTACTTGCTTATCAAACCCAACTTCTGAAACTGGCTTATTTACGCTTGGTTTACTATATACAACGTGGTCTTTCATATGAGTTTTTGTATCATAATCAACTGGTGTCTTTGTCTTCAACTGTTTTGAAGCATATTCTCCAGCCACTTCTACAGCTTTGACGGCTGCTTTTTCAAGTTCTTTTTCCGTTTTACCTAGAGCTTTGTAGACTGAGCTAAAATCAACAAAATTCTTTTTCATAGTTAATCCTCCACTTGTTTACATACTAATGTAGTGAAATCTCTATCAAATGAACCTTCCAGAATATCTTCTATTCTGTATTGTTTACCTTTGAACTCAATACGATTAGACTTTGAAACCAGTTGTCCTGTATCGTATCTAATAATAAAGTTTGTTGTATTAGCTAGCGTTGTTCCGTAAGTGTCTTGATAGTCTTTAAAATACTGCTGTTTGACGGAACACCATATTTTTCTATCTGGATTCCATGTTTCAATCCACTCAAAGAACTCGTTTCGTGAACGTGTCTTAACTAGTAGTGTAATCCGCTGGTTCAGCTTGGATGTCTTGATATTCGCCATGATTTAACCCCCTCAATTGATGAATCATTGCTGTAATAGTGAATGGTACTTGTTGCTGCAGTGCATTTGTAGCTGGAACACGATTTTCATACCATAGTGATACAAGCATGAATATTAGTGTGTTTGTTTTTGGGTCATCTGGTAATACAGTCACTTCAATACTACCCAAAATATAGAGTTGTGCTGCCCCAAGTAACATTTCTAAGTAGGTATCATCCTCATCATAGTCAATCCGTAAATTATTTTTAATTTCTTCTACTGTAAGCATTGACTCTATCACTCCTTTATCATATAATAAAAGAGAGCTGAGACATGAGCCCCACCTCTCTTAGTGTTATCACCCTGCGGGATTTGTTACTGTCACCGCACAAGTGTCTGTTTGATTTCCATCATTTGTCGTTACTGTAATAACAACTGGTGTATCTGGTTCAGTAGCTTTAACCCCAGTTACAACACCTTGATTGTCAACTGTAGCTAATGTTTCATCTGCTGACTTAAATGTCACCGTTTTATCAGTAGCATTAGAAGGGGCTACAGTCGCTGTTAAAGCAACTGTGTTACCCACTTCTACACTTGCTGTTTCAGGTGTTACAGTAACGCCTGTTACTTTACCTCTGGTGTAAGAGTTAAGAATTTACCCGCTGCTGCGTCTACTTTTTTAACGTCAAAACGCATAGCTGCGGCTAGAATTTCTCCATAGTGTTGATGCTCTTGCCAACGAACTGCCATTTCGTTACGGTCAAAGAATGATGTAAATCCAGCTGGATCTCCCAAGAATGCTACTTTAGCGCCTGCTGAACCTCCTAGCAATTTATCAGAAAGTACTGTCACATTCAAACCAAGTAGTGATTTACCTGATTGAGCAGTGATTGAAGGTTGTAACATGTAACGTCCTTCATTGTCTTTCATTAAGTCTACTTCATTATAGAATGATTGAGAAACTACAAATTGTAAGTTATATGCTGGGTCAAACTCAGTATTGATGATTGCTTTGATTTCATCCAAATTCTTAACAGTTTTAGGTGTTGCTGTTTTCAAGTTTTCAACAATTTTAGAGTTTGCTGTGTTCAATGCAATACGTTGAATATGACGTGCGATTAAAGCGCCCAAATCTTCATCTGAATCATCTAAAGATTCACGAGAAACTGGAATTTGTCCACGATAAGTGGCAACATCATACAATACATTTTCAAATTGTGGTTTGTCCAAATCAGGATTTGCTTCAAGTTCTTCAACAGTGTGCATTACAGCCTCTGTTGATTTCAAGATAGGGTATTTACCAGTTGGAGTGCTTACTTTCACTGTTTGAACTAGGTTTCGTAAATCTACAACTGTTTCAGGCAATGTTTTTGTTTTTGTAACAATATCTTGAGGAATAATAGCACCTACATCAGTTGATTTAACACCTTCTGGAAGCGCTCGCAAGTCCATTTTAGGGTTGTGAGAACGTACATAATTTAAAAATCCACGAACTTCTGTTTCTGGCTGAGAGATTTCTTTTCCATCTAACACTACTTTTTCCATATTTTCTTCTTCTCCTTCTTGCTCTAATGAGCGTTTTTCTTCATCTTTTGGTTGTTCTTCAGGTTCTTTTTCTGTTTCTGTTTCTGGCTCTTTTGGCTCTTTTGGTTCTTCTTTTTCTTCATCTTTTGTTTCTTCAACAATTTTAGCTTCTTCAGGCTGTTCTTCAGAAGCTTTATTTTCTAACTCTTCTGCATCATGTTTCTTAATTGCGTCAACTAAACTACGTGCTTCCTCAAATTTGCCTTCTGACAATAAATCATGTGCTTTTTTGATTTGCTCTTCACGATTCAATCAATCTCACTCCTTCACTAGCTTTCTGTTTTAATTATAGCATACATATTAGAAGTTGTGGGCTTTAAATTACAAGCCCAACAGCTCCAATTCAACTTCTAAGCGTTGTTTCTCTAATTCATTAACCGCTTCTTCTAGTGAGCGTGTAGCAACTCGAACATCTGTATCATCATAGGCTGGAATGGATACTAGAGAAATTTCTAATAATGAACCAATCTTATTGATTGACCGTTTCATAATGTTTTGACCTTTTATCCATTTGTCTTTAGCCACTGTGAAACCAAATGAGCATTGATTCAAGTCACCTCGTTTTACAAGTTCCATTGCATCCCGTCCATTACTTGTGTCAGGAAGTACACAACGAAAATGTAACCCAACGTCATCTACATTCAGCTGTAGTGTTCCACTTGATGTGCGTCCTAATAACTTACTAGAGTCATGATCCATGAAGCAACGTACATCTGTCAAGTCTACACCGTCTAATGCTTCTGGTGAAATTGTCTCCACAAATCCACCTAAGTTGCGTGACTCTTTATTAAATTTTAGTGCGTATCCTTCTACTACATTATCCTCTGTCTTCTCCAGTGTCTGTAGGGCTCTGATCTCCAAGTTCTTCTTCATTAACATCCACTTCCTGTTCTGTTTTATTTTCAGTTGTTTCTGGTGTTTGACCCAGTAGGGCTTCTCCTCCTTCAATCTCAGTAAAACCAAGATATCCACGTGCGTCATTTACAGTCAATGCTTGTGCAAATTCAGACTTAACTCTTCCTTCTGCAATTCTACGAAGTCTATCCTCTTTTGTATCTTGACGTAGTTTAGATAAATCTAACTCCAACTCTACTCCTAATTTTAGGTTTATCTCATCACAGATAGATGACTCATACATCGCAATCGTGCTGGCAATATAAATATCATTCTGACCTGTGTCAGATGAGTTGACTAGTTCTTGTCCAAATCTACTTACTGGAATGCCTAAAACTTTGGCAATCTGTTGCGTACTAAATTTATTGGCTTGAATCAGTTTCAAAACTTCTGTATTAATCTTACTGTCAGTGAACTCTTGCGAGTCATCTATCACGACAACCCCACCGTTTCCATTCACTGCTTCAAAGTCATCTCTAATTTGTTTCTTAGCACTGTTGTTGACTGTACCATTTAATAATTTAAGAATGCCTCCAGAAAATACACCTTTTGAAAAGAAATTATTTAGCACTTTTAGTCCATTGGTTTGTAATGATATTTCGTCATTTAATGATAGTAGTGGTGAGCGTCCTAGCCAACCATCTGTGGTGCTTAACTTGAAGTGTAAAATATCACGTGGGTCACATTTATACATGATATTCCCATATGGCATGTTAACCTCATATCTATATAATCCTGTTACAAGGTCTCTAATGACATTAACCTGTTGTGTTTCTACAAATTCTAACTCTTTTACGCTATCATCATTGTTTCTATGGATGAGTACATATGCATTTCCTGTTAAAATAAGGTTGGAAACCACTGCATACATCATGGTGTAGTGCGACTGGTTTTCCTTTGGTTCTTTATTTAATATGTGCAGCAAATTTTCATCAATCGTTGTAGTCTCTACAGGTTTGAATGGACTCTGAGCAATATCCCCAGCAATGATGTTGACTCCAGTGTAAATATCTGAGTTTGTTAACGCTTTTAGACCTGTAAAGTTGGTAGTGTAAACTGTTCCAGTATTGATATAATCAATAAATTGTTGCTCTGTTACTGGATTTCCGTTGTTTATGAATAATCCCATTTATTATGACCTCCCTTCTCCTGAATTAGTGGCTTCATGATATAAAACAATAGTTGGAATCATGAATAATATACCACAGGTGAATAAGCCTATGATATTTGATACTAAAAACGCTGATAAAGCGATAAATACTGCGCTAATTATATACAAAACAGCTACAATAACCGCAACAAATTTCATGTTTTCACGCTCCTTTTGCGATATTTCTAACTCTATTTTAACACAAAATAGAAGAAAAAAGTATGCTGTTTAGGCATACTTTCAGGAGGTGTATTAGTAACCAAAGCCAAACTCACCATTATCTAGTAAATCTTGCAATGTTGGAGCGTCATAATCATGATATTGAGCGTCACTCATCGCATTTATTATGGCGTCAAGTGAGTCAATTTTGTTTCTGTTTATTTGCTTATCAATAGCAACGCTGTCGTTGTATTCTTTAATCATAGCGTTGTATGCTGCACGATTCAATAAAGGGTTATTGGTGTGCATTACTTCACCTCTACGAATTAACTCACGCAAGGCTCTTGTTGGTGAAGATAAATAGTTTATTTTCTGTGGTACTTCAATTAGTTTTTTGGGATATGTTTTACTTAAATTAATTAAAGCTTTATCCATCATAAATGGGTCATAATAAATACCTACCAATTGCAAGTCATTATAATCTATAAAGTCACGTATCCAATCACACATCTCTTCTGTGTCTATTAGGCCATCCTCACGTTGTGAGATATGAATGAGCTTCATTGACTCATACTGTCTATACGGTATCTTATCAATTGACTGTTTATGGTCAATACCTCCTACTGATGATACAAAACCATGAGTGTCTAGTAGTAGCTTGTGTTCTTCTTCTATTGGAATAATCCATGAAACAGCTGTCATGTCTGATGTTCTGGCTAAGTCAATACCAATATATACTTTTCTACCTCTAATATTATAATTAGTAGGTGCTTTCACTGCGTCCCATTCTTCTTTGGTTACGAAACTATCTTTAGATGATTGTACCCAAAAGTTCATTTCTTTTGTTAACCACCCTGACAAATCCATTTTACCTTTATACTCATCAAGTGAGTTGCGCTTGTGCTCCATCATTGATTCATATGCTTCTGGTATTTCTAGTAAAGGGTTTGCCTTTATCCAGTTAGATTCATCATCAACTTCTGTTAGACTATCCATTTCCCAACACAAGGCAAGATAGGCGTCTGCTTTAACATCTTCATCCAGTAACTTTTCAACAAAGGCATAATCTATAGTAAACATTGGTCCATTTAAATTCTTTGTTGCTGTGGAAATCATTAAAATTAATCCTTCTAATTGTTGTGCTTGTGATGATTCTAATACTTCAATAATGCTTGTGTCTTTAGCTTCCCCATACTCATCAAGGATACCGCACAAAACATCTAATCCATCTAGTGTATCTGCGTCACTTGATAATGGCTTAACTGTTGATTCGTCACTAGCTTCAATATCATATCTACGAACGGTTGTTCTTTTCTTCACTTCTTTTGATACGCTACGCAATGCTGTTAGCTGAGATTTGAGCATTCTGAAAACGATTCCTGCCTGCTCTTTTGTGTTCGCTGCAGCTACTACTTGACGGCTGGCTGCTGGGTTCTTACCAAATAAAAACTCATATAATGCAATGCCAGCTACGATTAAAGACTTACCATTCTTACGTGCTAGGGAGATATAGGCTTTTCTAAAACGTCTAGTATTATCTCTCTTTTTACGCCATCCATATAGTAAACCAATAATGAATTTTTGGAAGGTGGCTAATTTCATGGGTTTACGACTCTTTGGATCAGGTAGCATTTCCATGAATTTAATAACTGGAAGCGCTTCTTCTGGCCTATAAATATAGGGATAATCTGGTTGTTTGGACAACTCTACCTCTCTCTGGTGACGTTCAATAGCCTTTTTAATTTTTGTTCCTACACGAATATCCACTTTAATTGTCTTATATTTGCCATCTTCAACAATGTATTTCTTGCCTTCTACATATCCTTTTTCAATTAAATCTATATAATCTTGTACTGGATCAAACATTATGTGTCCTCCTTTTATGCTAGTCACTTATATTATAGCACAAAAAAAGACCCACTAGTTAGCTAGACTAGTGGGAGGTTAGTATCTGCAAATATACACGCCCTACGTTAAGTGCATATTCACTTTAGTGTGCATGTCGTCAAGTAGGGTCATACTATCACACTATCCGCCAGATACTATGGCGAGCGGTCGTTTACGTGCGCCGTCCACGACTGTTCAGTTTCCAACAGTAACCCTTTTTAATGTGGAGTGTGGTGAACCACTATTTACCGCTGTGAGTTAAGGTTTCCAACTCTCACATAGCTACTCATTAGAGCGCGTTTTAGCGTACTCTCGCTTGCGGTGTCACGAGAGGTGTATAGACGCCTACCAATTCATTTCATAAAATTATTATACCACAAAATTTTATTTTTGTGTAGGTCATGCCTCAAACATTTTTGCGAATGGATCTAGTACTTCTTTTTCTTTCTCTGCTGGTAAAACTATTTTCAGTCTTGAATTGATTGTTAATCCAAGGTCGTTGGTTGCCGTTTTAAGCTCTTTTGAATAGGAGTTAACAACATCAACCAGCGGATTCTTTTTACCATCTGGAGTGATTGCACCTTCCATGTCTAAACGTTCAACAGCTTCTGCATATAAGTATGTGTAATTACAATAGCGAATCATAGTATTCATATCTAGCTCGCTGATTGGTAAGTCGCCAATATATGAGCCAATACGTTGCCATTCATTAAATGCTCCCTTTAACAATCCAGGTGGAAAGTAACTAAAATCTAGTTTTTCATAGTTATACAGCACTTCTTCTTCTTTTTCTTTTTCTTCTCGTTCTTCTGTTGTTAAGTGTTTATTAGTTGCATTTAATAGTTTGCGTGGGCGCATAGATTACACCTCCTTGTATTTGAATATGTAGCCTTTTGTTTGTTTTTGTTTACCTTTTAGTACTGCTGAAATGTTTGATGACTTTAATCCTAATTGTCTAGCACATTCTTTACTACTATTGAACTTCGTAGATTCACCAGTCTTGATATTGATGGCAATTATTGGAATACTTCGCGTTATATTACTTCTTTCATTGCGTGTGCCATGATTAATATTTTCCTTGGCAGTCATCCATTCTAGATTAGAAACCATGTTATTTATTTTATTCTCGTCTATGTGATTAACCTCTGGTTTGTTGTCTGGATTTGGGATAAATGCTTCTGCTACTAGACGGTGGATTGACTTTCTAGAGAGAACTCCTTGTTTATATAAACCGACTAGTAAATAGCCAGCTTTATTTTTACCGCCTTTCAAAATTCTTTTGGTATATGAACTCTTAACTCTTCCAAAATTACTCACCTGGTAAAGTCCTTCATAGCCTTTAATATCTTTCCAAATTTCTTCCATAAATAAACATCCTCCTTTGTGTATACTATTATTTTAGCACAAATAAATGAGGCTGTCAACTAAAACTTATAATTCTTCTTTTGGTACTTCCGTAATTTCAAATTTTTTATTACGACCACCAAGCTTGGTTTTCAAATCCTTCATATAGCCTCTCTTGAGTCCATAGAAGTCATCCGCTGCAAATTGTGACTTAAACTTGCGTGTTTTCCCAGTTGATAAATCTTTTACATAAACGGCTTTTGGAGCTGGCATGACTTTTTCACCTCCCTTACTTTATTTTTGAGCTAAACAAAACTCCCTTATAGTTTAATTATAGCATAGGTTGATAGACTTGTGTGGAAGAAACCAGGGTTCAATCTCGTTTAGTGAGGGATAAATCGTATCGGCGAAATAACACACTAGATGTAGTGGTACGCCTTTATTTTCAACACAAGAAACCAGTTTTTTATGACGTTTTACGAGGGAAAAGGACGTTTTTCAAAGTTGGTTTGGGGAGTTTTATGTGAAAAAGAG